ACCCATCATCTTCAATTTAGGTTGTTCATAACGAACACCTTCACTATCCCAGACATTGAGAATATAACGCTTCTTCGCAGTCCAGATTCCACGGTCAGCAATGTTCTCCCGCTTCATCTGCATCTTCTGGTCATAAGCATTCACATAGTCCGCCAGTTCTTGGTAGCAACCTTCAATATGCTTTTCAAGTTCCACCTTAGCGACCTTATCAAGGAACGAAACAACGCTTTCAGTAGTTTTCTCTCTTCCCGTGTATACAGTCTCAACCAAAGGACCCATATTGAGATAAATGGAATCGGTATCAGAAGCAATAACATAATCAACATCCTGTGTCTTGAGAACTTTATTCAGATACTTATTAATCTTATCTTCAATCCAACGAATCGAAACCTGCCCCGAAAGAGTAATTGCTTCAGCATTTGCTAGTTTGAAATAACGGAAATACTGATTGCCGATAGCACCATAAGCAGAGTTAAGTTGAATCTTCCTCGCCATTTGGATGTTGTTACACCTTGCAATCTCTTTTTCCAGTTCTTTAGTTTTCTTTTTCTCATATTCCTGTTTAGCAGCAAGCATCTTCTTTTTGTAGATGGTGCGATCCTCATAAATCTTTTCCATCAGTTCTGGAAGAAATCCACGCACATCTTTGCGATACATTGCACCATTCGCACAAACTGCATAGTCCTTATACAGTTCAAAATTAATTTGCTGATTAAGGATTTTATCTACAGTTACAGACGGATGCCTCTCATCCAAAAGAGTTTCTGGTGAGATATTGTATTGCATAATCAAGTGAGGATACAGTGAGTTCAAGTCAAAGTTCACTACCCAATCATAAATTCCTGGAATGGGTTCTTTTACATAAGCGCCAGCATACTTGGAATCTTTATCAGAACGCTCTTTAGGGGGAATCGCAATGTTTCTCTTTTTGAGATAGTTGTAGATAATTGTATCCCACATTCGAACTTGTGAAAATACATCTTCATAGTTTACTTTAGCGTCATACGCCATCGTCAAAGCAAGTTCAATCAGTTTCATCTTGTCTTCCAAACGGTCAACAAGTTCTACGTCCTTGATGTTATATTCTACAAACTTCTGCCAACCATTTGTATAAAAGTCTTTAAAAGTATCAAATTCAGAGTGATCCAGTTTTTTCTGACCCAGTTCCACACTCGCAATGTGATCCAAGCGATAAGATTCTTGATTAGTATAAGTAAATTTCTTATAGAGATCAAGATAGTCTAACTGTGAGATGCCACCAATATCATAAGAAATATATTTACGTCCAGAAATATAAGTCTCATCTTCGGTCACAAGTCCCCAAGGTGACATACGCTTCATCAGTTTTTCACCCAAAACACGGTCTAGGCGGCGAACAATATAAGGAATATCGTATAGTTTACTGTTCCACCCAGTCACAACTTCTGGGGTATTATCCATCCACCAATGAATAAAATCATTGAGAAGATCATACTCGGTTGAGAAAGCACGATACCTGACATTTGCTTGATTGTTCTGAAACTTACCAAGACCCCAAGTATGAATTTGCTTGGTTGAATAGTCTTGAATGGTAATCAGAAGAACTTCTTCAGCAGCAGATTCTACATCAGGAAATCCATTTTCAGAAGCGACCTCAATATCGATGGTTGCCAATTTAACTTTGTCACTATCAAAGATAATTTGATCTTCAGGATACTTATCAGAAATATACTGATAGATATACCGATCATTGCCATGGATTTTAAACCCTTCTACACCATCATATTTTTTAATAAAATCTCTACACTCACGAACAGAACCTGGTTCAATTGGTTCAACATATTCACCACTTAAGGTTTGGTATTTGGTTTGTTTTTTAGAAGGGACAAAAAGAGTCGGAGAAAATTTCTCTCGGATCATAAAATGTTCTCCATTTTCATAACCACGAACAAGAAAATGATCTCCGACCATTTGCACGTTTGTATAAAATCTCATCAGGCAATCATTTCAAAATATTTGGAAAGAAGATCTGCGGTTGGATCTACGATTGTAAGTATACTATCTGAATGAATCATAAATTCATTTTGATTCGTATACTCAATCCAGGGTTCAAGAACATAGATACCAGATTGATTCACTAACTTGAATGGATTCGTAAGTTTACAATCTGGTTCCCCAAGTTCAGACCCTACTTCTACAATTTCACTAATTAGAACAGTATCATTCTTGAGTAGAAGACACTTGATTATTTGGTCCATTTACTTTCTCCAAGTACATTTGTTTAACGCTATCCAATGGTTCCACTAATGTTACAACATAACTTGTAGGAACTGCGATATCCTTTTCTGCTGACAGCAGCATCCATTGAGAAAAAGTAATCTCATAAGATCTTTCGTTATCCTCTTCAGATACCAAGAATGGTTTATTAATTGTGACCTTTTGAGGTTGATTAAAAAGATAGGCTACTGTTTTTTCTTCAGCAACGATTTCTTTCACATCAGTAATTATCTGTTCTCCAGACTTTAATAAAATTACTTTGATTGACATTGGTTAGATCATTCCTCTACTCATTATAGCAAAAAAACAGAGGGGCGTCAACTGGATTTTGCCAGTTGCCCCTCTATGGCATAGCGCCGACGATATTCAATTTTATTTAGAGATAATCTTTTCTCTTGTGATGATCAGGAACAATTCGTCCAAGAGTGATCGTTAGAAGACCATCCTCAAAATCAACTGATCTAACTTCCGTGTCATCCGAGAGTGTCCAGGAACGTGTAAATGACCGTTGAGCCAAACCTTTGTGAACATACTTGGCATCAGTTTCCTTATCTTCTTTTTGACCCTCAACAAACAATTTACCATCTTGGGTATAAACAAAAACTTCTTTTTTTCTAAATCCAGCAAGTGCCAATTCAAGTCTTGATTCTACATTACTGACTTGAACAAGATTGTAAGGTGGATAGTTTGTAGTTGTTTCGTGTAGATGGAAAATACGATCAAAGTATTCATCCATTCCAATACTATATTTGTTGATCCTCTCCATCAGGGCAGGAAGATCCGCAGCAGTATACCTTGTGAGGTTAGTCATTATGGTAGCTCCTTTAAAAGCGAGTTTGTGTTTTGTGGGACCCTTTCGGCATCCGTATATAATTATAATACTTCTTACAAAAAAGCGGGTCGTGAGACCCGCTCTTTATCATTCGGTTTCTTCAACCTTTTTCTTTTTAGCACCAATATTATACTTGGTTTCCAAAATCCAATCACCCTTATCCTTATAAGCAAGAACCTTAATCTGGTTCAGGGGTGCAATGTCTTGGATTTTTTTCAGGTCAACAATCGTGATTAGACCCCAATCCGCAAGAAGTTGGGCAATACGATTGCGACGCTGAACATCATTCACAGTCAGGTTAGCGTGTTTACCATCTAGAGCAAACAGTTCCTTAAAGTGAACGAGATAATATCTACCTTGCTTGTGTAGAATATGGCAAGACTGATAGATTTTCTTTTCTTTTCTTGAAGCTACTCCGATACGGGTCAAAGTCTCACGAACCTTCAAAAAGTCATCGGGTTCGTTAAGAATCACTTCCACCATTTGGTCGGGCGTCCACTTTACTTCAGGTTCTTGAACGACACTCATTTTGATCCTCCAGTTTCAAATTTCGATTTAATAAATGTTAGTTGTTCTTTAGTAAGAATCCTCAAAGCTTGTTTTGCCTTTTCATTACTAAAACCATAGTAACGTTTAACATAATCAAGGTCTTTGATTTTATCTTGTCGGAGCCAGGGAGAAAATCTCTTCTTTTTCCTCAGACTATTTATAAAAAAGTCATATTGAAGTTTCTTTGGGAGGAAATGATAGCGATTCATTTCATTCGCAAACAGAACGCAATCAAGATGACCTGATAGACAACGATTGATAATATAAGGAGCATATTCTTTTTCAAGCGATGGATCTTCGTCAATCAGATGTTGTTTCGTTTGATTAATCGAGTTTAACCAGTCCTTCAATTCCATAATTAAAAAGCAAGAGTTCTTTACGTTGTTTTTGCTCACGCATATATTCACCCACAGAACGCATCGTATAAGTTAGATCAAATTCAGCAGCGTTCCAGTTCTTAAACCTATCCTTTACAAGTTGATCAGAATTATAACTAATCAACTGATCCATATCGTTAGCATCGCAATCAGCAGCAAACTTATCGTGATCAAATCTTTTGTGCATTGATCCCTTATTCCCGTAGAGATTATCCTTAATGTCATAAGGAGGATCGAGATACATAAAAGCACCTTTATTTCCATCCATCAGATAATCATAGGAATAGTTAGTTATACGCCAATGCTGAATTAATTTAGAATACGCAGGCAGTTTTTCGATACCCCGCAAACTGAAATTGGAGTTGGATGCTTGTTGAGAAAATGATGAACTCTCCGTGAGACCACTGAAACTGCACTTATTGACAATATAGAAAGCCACAGCACGGTCAATGCTAGGCAAACTTTGGTCATTGATTTGCTCCTTTGCTTTAAGGAAAAGTTCTCTTGCTAACTCTGGAGTATTGTTTGCTGTCTTAAGATCTACCAGTTTATCCTTAAGATCAATTCCAAAAATCTGGAGTTGCTGCCAGAAGTTTACAAGAGGTTCATATAAATCATTTACCCAAATATCTAGGTTGGGATATTTTTTAGTGACATAAATCGCAACGCTTCCACCACCAAGAAATGGTTCGCGGAACTCATCGTAGTTACGAAGGTCTGGAAAGTAAGGGTCCATCTTAACGCAAGCACGGGACTTACCCCCCGGATACCTTA